GTCCCCATACCTTGGCCCCGACCGTACCGTACTACGGTACCCGAAGAGCCAACATTCCAATCACAATCTACGGCAAGGCCTTTCCAGCTAATTGCTAGCTGTAAACCAAACTTATGTTTCATATATAAGAATTGGAGCCTTGACGGAAGATTATCTGTCCATGCAGTCGCATCTAAAGATTTTAGTTGCAACTGGACGTCATGTGGTAGCGATTTGATTTTATTAAATCCCTCAGCGTGACTGTAGAATGCTGAATTATTCGGAAAATCCCTATGGATTTCAGAAATAACAAGCTTCTCAAGTTGTGAGAGTAAAGACTGAGTAAAGAAGTCGCAAATTGCGACTACTCTACTTTTGTTACCTTTATCGGGAATTGCGACAAGTTTTCTAAGAACAATGTTCTCAGAATCTTTTTCGAAATTCTCCGAGCCCTTGAACACATCAGCTTGTAAGTTGACGTAGTTCAATATAGACGTATTGTCTGTAAGCACACAGTAATTTGTGAAGCTTTTCCACATTTTACTCTGTGTTAAGGCGTAGGCCTCAGCCGGAACGGATTCTAACTTAGGTTTCTTGTTAGGTCCTTTCGCTGATCCTAAAAAAGGAGTAGCCCTTAGGTCATCTAGATAACCATTATAGGGTGCAATAGATCTGTCTAGAAATTCAATGAATTTCTCTTCAACGTTCTTCGGAATTGGAAACGTGGTCGCAAGACCTGACGTCTCCAACTCAACAAAATCGTAGCACACTCTGTTCACTTTAAATAAAGTCAACAGAAGCCTCCTCAATTCCGCCTGTTGTCCAGTGGACACATTTGGATCGACGGGGCTTTGTAGTTTATGGAAGATAGGACGTAGATGACTAAATAATTTAGGCCATCCGTCAGTTCTACCAGTTGATACTCTGAACAATCGTTCAGGGTTTCGACCTTCAGAAAGTTGAATAGCATAATTGCTTATGCTTTTCCAAGTCTCTGTAGCTTGTTTCACACCGGTATTCTGTACCAGGTGGTTATGAGCTTTAACAGTAAGACTGAAGAAGTCTTCAATCTCACCTAGGGTAAACAAATCCCCTAAGAGTATTTTGAAGATGGGTGGAAGTAAGGCTAAGTTAGCTTTAATCTCCCCTCTATGGTGCTTCACAGCACTGCGTACCTCTTTCTTCCTTACGGTTTTCGAAGATACACTAGACGGTGTTTGGTGCCTTCTCAGTGTTGAGTAGGACTTCCATATGCCAACGTTCGTCACTTGTCGACACGAAGCTTTAGGACAGCTAACCTTATTTGTTTGATTTAACATATGTTAATCTTATAAATAAGCCGAGTTAACGACTTATGGTCGTGATACCTGTTGGTGACTAAGCAAAACTTACTCGTCCCATCTTTCGTGCCACTATTGTAATGAGTACTTACGTGTCATTACCCCTAAATCTAGGGATCTCC